CTGCAAATGCACCATGAGATGCCGCTTGAGGAGGCCGACAAGGTTCGACTTCAAGTGGAAAACCTCCAAGGTGCGCGTGATAGTCAGGGCAAGAGCCTTGGCAAAGTCGAAGGCGAAGGCTTTGGCGAATTTGACCGAACTGTAAAGACGCCCGTTTTCAGCGGGTGATTTAACTTAACTAGGAGTTTCATATGTCTTCGACTAATGCTCCGTTCGGCTTGGTGCCTTCGTTCCACCCCTCGGGTCTGGATCGTGCGGTCGCCTTGACTGACGGTATTGCTTCAGGTTATGGCTCTGCCATCCTGAAGGGACAACCTGTCCAACTGGATACAAACGGCAATATCATCATTGCAACCACTAGTAGCTCTTTGCAAGGAGCCTTTGCAGGTTTCTCGTGGACTGATACGACTGGGCGTTTCCGTGTTTCGAACTACTACCCTGCCTCTACGTCATACGTGGCTGGTTCGTCTACGGCTTACTACTACAGTGATCCCAACATTGTCTACATCATTCAAGCTGACGGGTCACTGGCCCAAACGTCACTTGGCGATCAGGCAAACTTCAGCAACATCGCTGCTGGCTCGACCGTAACTGGTCTGTCTCAGTGCACGTTGAGCAACTCGCTTGCTGGTGCTTCCAGCACGGCGCAGATGAAGATTGTTGGTCTTTATGGTGGTATAGATAACGCTTGGGGCGATGCCTATACTGTTGTGCAAGTTCAGATCAACAAGTCGCAGTTCCAAGCGTCTGTTGTCGCAATCTAAAGGAGGCTAAAAAATGGCTGCTCCAATGCGTAGTACGGACTTTCGTTCGATTGTTGAACCAATCCTGAACGAATGTTTCGACGGTGTTTACGACCAACGTACCGATGAATGGTCGCGGATTTTCCGTGAGCAAGAAGGTATTCCCCGCAACTATCACGAAGAGCCAGTCCTGTACGGATTCGGTGCCGCGCCTCAACTGCCTGACGGAACTCCGGTTTCGTATCAGCAGGGTGGTGTTCTCTTCCTCCAGCGCTATGTTTACAACGTGTATGGCCTTGCCTTCGCGTTGACCAAAGTTCTGGTTGAAGACGGCGACCATATCCGTATCGGTCAGGTCTATGCTCGTCACCTCGCTCAGTCACTGATCGAAACGAAGGAAACGCTTGCAGCTAACGTGCTGAACCGCGCTTTCAACGCTTCGTACCCCGGTGGCGATGGCGTGTCGCTGATTAGCACGGCACACCCAATCGTGAACGGTACTTTCAGCAATCAATTGGCTACCGCCGCCAACCTGAGCCAGACATCGCTTGAGCAGATGCTGATTCAGATTCGCCAAGCAGTGGACAACAACGGCAAGAAGATTCGTCTGGTTCCTAAGCAACTCGCTGTGGCTCCGGGCAACGTCTTCCAAGCTGAAGTTCTGCTGAAGTCTGTTCTGCGTGCTGGCAACGCAAACAACGACATCAACCCAATCAAGTCTATCGGCTTGCTTGACGATGGTGCTGCTGTTCTGTCACGTTTGACCTCCGCAACGGCTTGGTGGGTTCAGACCGATGCACCAGAGGGCATGAAGCTCCTGATGCGCCGGAAGCTGGAAAAGACGATGGAAGGTGACTTTGAAACCGACTCCATGCGCTACAAGGCTACCGAGCGTTACCAAGTGGGTTTCACTGACCCCCGCGCAATGTACGGTACACCCGGCGTGTAAGTAACAGGGCGGGCTTAAAAAACCCGCCTTTTTTGTTTAACTGGTCAAACTTTTCAAGGAGCAGACCATGCCTCAATTTTCAGACGATCTATTTCTAGGCCCAGCACAAGGCTATCAAGGGACTGGTGTTTATGCCAATTCCTCTACCTTTACTGGTTCTATCGCAACAACAACGTTGACCGTGACGGCAATGCTGTCTGGTGATCCGATCACCCTCGGTATGTGGCTTGGCGGCGCAAATGTCGGTACTGTCGCCTATATCACGGCATTCGTTACTGGATCGGGCGGCACGGGCACCTATACCGTGAGCGCCAGCCAAACGGCTGCCAGCGCTACCGTTATTGGTGCTGGTAATGCCCTTCTGGGTGACCCATCGCCGATGGACATTGGTGTTGGCCCGCTGGGTCGCATCTACGTCTGGGACAGCGTCCCGCAAGCTGCGGTGACGAACAACATCGCCGCATCGCAAACTGCTGCTGGCGCTGGTTCCCTGACCCTGACTGCCGGTACTTCGGCAAAGTCGGTGGTGCGGGCGGATGGGGTAACGGTTATTCAGCTCGACTGCCCACGCGGCGTGAGGGTGAATTGCTCTACCACGGCACGCGCAATGACCGTCAGCGGCTATGACGTTTATGGTCAAGCCATGAGCGAACTGATCACTGTCGTGACTCCGGGTACTGCGGTTCCCGGTCTGAAGGCGTTTTACCAAATCAGCGGCGTCACTATCGCTGGCTCGGCAACGGTTTGTCTGGTCGGAACTACGGACGTTCTGGGTAGCCCGGTTCGAATTTTGGACTTGGCGTACATTACCCGCGCTGGCTACAACAATGTGCTGGCTGAGAACGCCGGGACTGCTGTAAAAGCTGACACGGCCACTGCAACCACGGGTACTGGTGACGTTCGCGGCACGTTTACCCCAAGTGGCGCAACGGATGGTGCCAAGCGTCTGGTTATGTCGCTTGCTATGCCAGCGATTGCTGTCGGCCCTAATGCAACCCGCACCGGCGCTTTTGGCGTCACGCAAGCCTAAAAGGAGAGCGAAATGGGTCAATTTAAACCAATGGTCAAGATGATGACCACCGAGCCAACCGTTGAGCTAAAGCTCAAAAAGGGTGGCAAGGTTCAGAAGAAGGCTGACGGCGGCATGATGATGCCTCCTCCTCCTTCTGCACCGCCTCCAAGCGCAATGCCAAGCCCAATGCCGATGCGTGGCGCTCCTCCAATGGGTGCTTCGCCTATGAAGCCTTCGCTGGCTATGCGTCGACGCGCTATGAAGGTTCCTGCCGGTGCTGGCCCTGCTGCTCCTGTCGGGCCTATGTCCGCCATGATGAAGAAGGGTGGCATGGCTGAAGGCAGTAAAGGCGAAATGGCTCAAGACAAGGCCATGATCAAGAAGGCTTTCAAGCAGCACGATATGCAAGAGCATAAAGGCGGCAAAGGCACGAAGCTGGCCCTCAAAAAGGGTGGCAAGATGGCTACTGGTGGTGTTGTTAACGGCAACGGCGGCGGTTATGCAACGGGTGGCGTTGTCGACGGTCAAGGTGGCTACGCTACTGGCGGTGTTGTCAATGGTCAGGGCGGCTACAAGAAGGGTGGTTCAGCAAAAAAAGCCTTCGCGGCGGGGGGAGCTGTTGATTCAGGTGCCCCTGTCGCAATGAAGCAAGGCAACAAGCCTGTTCCAAAGCCAATCAGCATCACGGCCCTCACCGGGACGTACAAGAGTGGTGGCCGGGTAGCTCCGGGTAATCGTCAGTTGCAAGGTATGTCCGCCAATGAAAATGCTCCTGCAATGCGGGTAGCTAAGTCTGATAGCAACCTGAAATATGGCCCTGCTAGTAAGATGAAAATGAAAGAAGGCGGTGACGTTGATCTTTCAAACGGCGAGTACGACAAGGTATTGAACGCCCCTCCAATGGGGATGGGATTTGCCAAGAAGGCGCACAGCTTTATTGACAACCTGTTTGCTCCCAAAAAGGAAGCAGGCGCAGGGCGTGGATTCATCAATCCTCCTGCTGGTAGCGTCACGAAGTCGAAGGAAGCCGTTACGGTTGTTCCTAAGAAGCGTGGCGGGGCAATGAAGTGCTGAAGTAAAGTGGGGGCTTAGGCCCCTGCTTTTTATTGGAGAGAACATGACTATTACTGCTACATCCCAAACATTGTTTGATGGCGAACGAATTGCCATCATGAAGTTCTATGCGACGATGACTACGACTGAAAACGAATCCGGCGTTGCAAAAGTAACGCCGTCAGCGCTCAACCCGTCAGCGGCTGGTGGTGCTTGCGATGCTGTAAGCATTTTGAAATGCACAGCAATGACGCATGGTTTGGAAGTGCAAATGAACTGGAAAGCAAATACTCCAGTAGTCATTGAAACTGTTCCAAATAATACAAATTACACGCAAGATTATTCAAATTTTGGCGGTTTGTGGAATAACGCTGGAACTGGTAAGGATGGCGTAATCACGTTTACAACGTTAGACGGCAGTGCTGGTGACTCATACACCGTAATTCTTGAAATGCAAAAGCACTACGTCAACCCTGTGACCTGATCATGCCAAGCAAGTCACCTTCCCAACATCGCTTGATGGAGGCAGCGGCCCATACCAAGGGTGGGTTCGGTGGCGTCCCGCAGAAGGTCGGAAAAGAGTTCGTTGCGGCTGACAAGAAAAAGATGAAGTCTGGTGGCGTTTCTTTGGCTGTCGGGCGCGGTGAAAAACTTCCAGTTGAGCAAGGCGCGGGACTTACCCAGAAAGGCCGCGAGAAGTACAATCGTGAGACCGGATCGCACCTGAAGGCACCCCAGCCACAGGGCGGTTCACGCAAGGATTCTTTCTGCGCTCGGATGTCTGGTGTAGTCGAACATTCAAAGGGTGACGCTCCTCGCGCTAAGGCATCGCTGAAGCGGTGGAACTGCCCCGGTTGGTGATAGAGTAATTTGTTAAACACAAGGAGCAATCATGGCAATGACGGGTAACCCAATTTTGGACACAATAAGAGGTATTGGCGACACTGGCGGTAAAGGTAACATTGCAAAAATGATGCCGCCAGAAATCGGCGGCGGCGGCGGCGGTGGCGGCGGTGCTTACGGTGGTTTGGAAACAGTCAACAAAGGCTCAAGCCAAATTGGCAAATCGCTAGGGGAAGTCGGAAATAGCCTTGATCAAAGCAATATGGCTTTGGCACAGGGCCGACAAGCCCTTGGTGGTGGTAGTGGTAGCGACACAGGTAATAGCCGCTACGGTGGTGGAATTGACGATAGTGGTTATTCCCCAATGCCAACTATATCTCCTCCTGACTTTAGTGGCGGTTACAAAAAGGGTGGTTCTGTTAGTTACACAGGGAAATCTGGCCGTTTGAACCTTGGGTCGGGTCGGGTCTCTACCGCGACAAAAAACAAGTCCAACTCTAGTTGGTAAGAAAATGGCGTACTCAGGAACGACCGGGACGACTGTAACGACAGTTCAGACGCTGATTGATCATGGCGCACGCCGCTGTGGGAAGATGGCCGAAGAACTGACGTCTGAGCAAGTCCTGTCGGCCCGTGAGTCGCTGTACTTCTTGTTGTCGAACCTGATCAATATTGGCATCCAGTATTGGGCCATCAACAAGAAGGTCTACGGCTTCAAGGCTGACCAGTACATCTATGACCTTCCTCTGGGTGGAAATGACGTCTTGAACGTCTTGTACCGCTGGATGAACCGTCCAAATGGCGCATACACCTCGTCTGCCGGTGGCGTTGTTGCCAATGTCTATGACGGCAATGTCGACACCATCTGTACCCAGACATCCCCAAACGGCAACATTTCGGTGGACTACGGTACGGCAAACCCAATCTACATTGGCTCTATTGGGTTCCTGCCCGCAGCTACCGGGTCTTGGTCGATCATCCTTGAAAGCTCGACCGATAACACGACTTGGACAACCTTGTCTGACCTTGGCACCATTCCTGTAGTCAACGGCGAGTGGGTTTGGACTGACATTGAAGCCGGTCAGACAACAGAGTTTTACCGAATTCGGGCGTATAGCGGCACTACGTTGTCGTTGCGGGAACTGTATTTCGGTAACAATTCGACCGAAATTACAATGTCGCGGCTGAACCGGGACGACTATACGAACCTCCCAAACAAGAACTTTACGGCCAATCAGCCGTTCCAGTTCTGGTTCAATCGCACCATCCCGCAATCAAAAATCTATCTGTGGCCTGTTCCGCAGAACTCGTTCTACCAGATGACGGTGTGGTACTCGCGCCAGATCATGGACGTTGGTGACCTGTACGGTGAGCTAGAGATACCGCAGCGCTGGTACATGGCTGTGGTCAGTATGCTGGCTCACCAGATGAGCTTGGAGCTTCCGGGTGTCGAAATGATCCGAATTCAGTACCTTGAAGGCCAAGCAAGCAAGTACCTTTCTATGGCCGAAGAGGAAGAGCGTGATCGCTCACCGATCTACTTTGCTCCGAATATCAGCGTCTATACGAGGTAACCATGCCGGTCTTCCTCGACACACTTGGATATTCCGACATAGCCATCGCAATTTGCGATAGGTGCAAGATGAAGTATCCGCACGCTGTCATGCGGAATGATCCAAATTTTCCCGGTTTGCGGGTGTGCAATACTGGGTGCGCTGATCAGCTTGATCCATACCGTTTGGCTGCTAGGAAAACCGAAAAGATAACGATTCGGTTTCCAAGGCCAGATGCAAACATAGCTGCTTCTGACGACTTCCTTATGACTGGCGGGACTAGCGAGTTCCAGATTTCGACGGAGCAGAACACGCAGACGCCGACACAGACGGGGAACAAAGACCAGATCGCGCCAAGCCCTCCAACTAACGATCAGGGTCAATAATGTCCGCACAAGTAACAATCAGTCAACTCCCTACCGCTGGAACAATCACTGGCTCTGAGCTTGTTCCTATCGTTCAGAACGGCGTAACGGTACAGACTACAACTGGTGCCATCTCTGCATCCCCATCGCAGACGCAGACCTTCTTGACGGTAAACAAGGAGCCTACCCTTCCAAACAGCCGGTACGTTGGTGTGACCAATGGTCTGGTCTTAACGGATGGTGGCGCTCAAGGTCTGTTCAACATCTCGACGACTGGGGCGTTGCTTTCGCTGAATAGCTCACCAACTGGCATCCAAACCAAGACAACATCATCCGACATTGTTGGCCGGTCAATCGCATCCTCTGGTGCTGGCTTGAGCGTTACCAACGGTTCTGGCGTTGTTGGTAATCCAACAATCGCGCTGACGGGCCAAGTTGCTTCGCTGGCTGGATTGAGCGTTAACGGTATTCTGACGTTAAACACGGCTGGGACATTTGCGGCAACGGAAATTCAAGGAACCGCAAACGAAATTGACGTTGCTAATGGAACGGCAATTGGTGGACTGCCAACGATTGGCCTTGCTGACAATCCGGTAATTCCCGGAACGGGGTCGATGAAAGTGCCTGTTGGGTCAACGGCACTTCAGCCAACTGGATCACTCGGGGAGATGCGTTTTGATAGCACTACCGGCAGCTTTGTTGGGTATACAAGCCTTGGCTGGCAAACATTTGCCGCTGGAAGTGGCGTAACGTCCATCAGCACGGGGTTAGGGCTTACCGGAGGGACTATAACGTCCACTGGCACGATTTCGATGCTTAGTACCGACATTACGCTAGGTACTACCGTTGCATCGCTTGGATCGACTGTTACAACCCTTAGTGGGCTTACGTCTGTTGCTGTAACGCAGAATCCTACCAGCGCGTTGCAACTTGCAACCAAACAGTACGTTGATGGGCTGCTTGTTTCGTACACTGCCGGGACAGGACTAACTCTTGTTGGGTCGCAGTTTAGCCTTACAAGCCCTGTTCTGGCTTCTCTTGGTGGCACTGGACAGACGGCGTATACGGTGGGCGACATACTGTACGCCAGCACAGTTACTGATCTAGCTAAGTTGGCGGATGTCGCTGTCGGTAATGCGTTGATTTCTGGCGGCGTTGGGGTAGCCCCAAGTTATGGGAAGATTGGACTTACAACGCACGTTTCTGGCACCCTTCCAATTGCCAACGGCGGTACAAATGGCACGGCTGCGCCAACAGCAGGCGGTGCCATTTACGGAACCGGCACAGCATATGCAGTTACTGCGGCTGGAACGGCTGGGTATGTTTTAACATCAGCAGGGGCCAGCGCACCGACTTGGTCTGGCATTTCTGGAGGAACTTTCTAATGGCTCAATCAGGCTACACCCCAATTTCGCTGTACTACAGCGCTACAACGACCAATGTCCCCACCGCAGGAAATCTTGCTGCTGGCGAATTGGCATTGAATACTGCTGATGGAAAACTTTTCTACAAGACCAGCGGGGGTGCCGTTGCGGTACTGGCTACCGCTGCGAATGCGGTCAGTCCGCTGGCGGTGGCTAATGGTGGAACTGGTGTTACATCAAGCACGGGTACAACCAACGTTGTCCTGAGCAACTCACCAACTTTGGTGACTCCTGCTCTTGGAACTCCATCCGCCTTGGTCGGTACGAACATCACCGGCACGGCGGCGGGCCTGACTGCCGGTAACGTGACCACCAATGCCAACCTGACCGGTGCCGTCACATCGGTTGGCAATGCAACGTCACTTGGTTCATTTAGCTCGGCCAATTTACTTGCTGCGTTAACTGACGAAACCGGAACTGGAGTTGCTGTTTTTGCCACAAGCCCTACGCTTGTCACTCCTCTGTTGGGAACACCAACATCTGGTGTTGCTACTAATTTGACGGGCTTGCCGTTGACAACAGGCGTTACCGGCACCTTACCTATAGGTAACGGCGGCACGGGTGCTACAACGCTTGCTGGCGCGTCTATTCCCACCTATTCCAGCACCGATACATTTACGAACAAGCGGATCACTCCACGGGTTCTGGCAAGTACGGCCAATTCAGCAACGCCTACGCTGAACACTGATAGCTATGACATGATGGTCATCACGGGGCAGTCTGCTGCGATTACTTCGTTTACGACCAACCTAACGGGTACGCCCACCAACGGCCAGAAGCTGTGGATTGCAATCACGGGCACCGGAGCGATTGCCATCACTTGGGGTGCGTCATTCTCAGCATCGACGGTTGCTCTGCCAACGACTACGGTGACCACGAACCGACTTGACATTGGATTTGTGTGGAACGTGGCTACGACTACATGGCGCTGCGTTGCTGTCGCATAAGGAAAGACGATGTATATCGACTTTGAGTTCCAAACTACCTATGGTAAGTTTTCAGACGCTTTGTGGTTTTCTGAAGGCGAAGAGTTGCCAAGTGACACTGAAATTGAAGCCATGAAACAGCAGCGTCTAAATGACTGGATAGCCGCTATTACGACACCGCAGGAGTAAACAATGGCTAACCGATACTGGGTAGGCGGCACAGGGACTTGGAATACTAGTTCGACGACCAACTGGTCTGCGGCAAGTGGCCTGTCGTTTACGGCTTCTTGCACTGCCACGGCACTGACTACTACAGGTTCACCAGCTTTGGTAGCTGGCATGACGGTGTACTCAAGCACGTTTGTTAGCCTTGGAACAATCGTAAGCGGGTCAGGTAATAGCTGGGTAGTTTCTGTTGGTGGCACTTACGGATCGCAAACAATGACAGCGGGGACTGTTGGCGCATCTGTGCCGACAGCTTCTGACTCGGTGTTCTTTGATTCGCCGCCAACCTACACCGTAACTTGTACTGGCGCTTTGACTTGTTTAGACCTTACGGTCTCAGCCGGTACAGTAACTTTTGCTAATGGCACTAGCCCAACATTTGCTATTAGTGGTTCAATGTCTTTAGTGGCTGCAACCGTATGGACTACAACCGCAGTTATTACGTTTAACGCTACAACGACCGGAAAAACAATAGCTACAAATGGCGTAATTATTAGTGGTAGTTTTACATTTGATGGAGTAGGTGGAAATTGGTCGCTTAGTACGGCAGTTACAACAAATAGAAGTGCAGCGGGCGCTGTAACCCTTACCAATGGTACGTTAGACCTTAACGGTAAAACACTAACGCTATCGGGTGGGTCAAGTACATTTGCAACTGCTGCGGGTACTAAAGACCTTACATTTAATGGCGGTACACTAGCTCTTGCTGGCGGTTCTAATAGCGTTATATTTAATAATGCTGCGCCAACGGGTTTTACCACTACAGCGGGTACAGGAACAGGTACTATTACTGGAACTGCGACTACTGTTCATATTATTAACGGAAATACTTCTACTATTAACGCTGTTGTAAATCAAGGAGGTTCTGGGCAGCTACGGTTTAGTAGCTCGGCTACTTTTTTGGATATAACCAATACATATGCGGCAACTGGAGCAACGTCAATTAGGCTTGATAGTGGAGTAACAACAACTGTAGCTGGATTTACAGCCGCTGGTGCTGTTGGTAATGTTTTAACTTTGTCTGCTTCCACAGCGTTTTCTACAGCAACTATTGCCCTTTCAAGTGGCGGGACGGTTACATCAACTGATTATTTAAATGTAACTGATATTAACTTTACCCCATTTGCAACAGATGGTTCAGCCCCTTATAAATGGTACTCTGGTGTTAATTCCACAAACGGCGGTAACAACAGCGGGATATTGTTTGCCGCATCAACACTGACGGCGTATCTACTTGCATCCGGGACAAGCTGGACAACTCCTGCTAATTGGAACAATTCCAGCAACAATATCTACATCTTTGGCGCTGGTGGCGGCGGTGGCGGCGGTAGGGCGGGGTCGGCAACAAACAAAGCAGGGGGCGGTGGCGGCGGTGGCGGTGGCTACACCGGCCTATCCAACCAGACATTGTCAGGCGCGATTACTTATGCGATTGGCGCGGGTGGAACGGCTGGAGCCACAAACGGCAGGACAGGCGGGACAGGCGGTACTACTTC